ATCTGGTTTACTCTCCGAGATGTCACCTTCTGGATGAAGGCAATCTCGCTAGAACTAAGGCCACACTCTTTCATCTTGATTATCCAGGCAATCTTTTTGTCATTGAGCTTTGCCATACCCCAATAACATTTCCTCACGGGAAATGATTTTGGGATAAGACAGCCTAAATTTGAAATCAATAAATTTTAAGAGAAGTAGTATATATTCTTAACTCATATTCTATACTGTTAAGTGATATGAAAATTTTATTAAAAAATTTTCTTTTACATTTCTAAAAATTTGTCGTCCATAGGTTCTGGTATTTTTAAAATATTTTTATCTAAAAAAGTTAACATGCACTCTTCACAAAAGTCTCCTATCTCTAAAGGTACTGCCTTGCCCCTAGGGGGGTAAAATTCTTCATGTTTTGATATTTTGTAATATGCTTTCTTCGTATTAATTTCTTTATTACATTTATCACATTTAATTACTAAAGCCATATAATCATATAGTAATAATCATTAGAGAATTTAAATTTATTGGAAACTTTATATAAAACAATAGCTTTTTATATAACTTATACTAACTTTTGAACAACTGCGGACGGTTTGCAAAATTTATTTGGCGGTGTTTTAATAACTAAATTAGCATATATGCCACAAAAAGAAAAATATGATTGTGTGCCTACATGCATATGTATGATCCTTAAGTATTATGGGTATTATAAAGATTCAATAAATATTAAGAAGATATCTAAAATGTTGCAATGTGAAAAAAATGGAACTTTTATATATGGTACAATATTTACTAATTTTTCCACCAGATTGCAAAGAGATTATCATATTCCAATAACATTTCATCTAACTTCTCATGGAACGGGTGTTGAAGGGTGGGTAGACAATATGAATATTTTGAGAGAAAATGCCCCATCAATTTTTTTTTATGATTTGAATTTATATTTAGACAGAAAAGTAGATAAAGATAAAAACACAAAAAAAAATAAGGATTTCCCAGAAATATTACATGCGACCGTGGTAAGTGAATTTACTAATAAGAAAATAATTGGTAATGATCCGCTTAATTCAGAGGGGTTAGGGGAAAATACATATTATGACTACCAAAGATTTATCATGGCATGGAACCAGGCATACAATACCATACTACTTGCAAAAAAATTTGATAAAGATTTATTGAATATGAAAAAACGACATAAAAAAGGAGTTTTAGGTATTGAAGATATAAAACAATTGACTTTAAATGGGGTATAAATAATGATGGCTATGGATAAAAATGTGGACTTTGAATTATTCAAAGCAGTACATCAAAATTATGGTAATCTCATTTGTATCGATAGTTATCAGAGATTTGAAGATAAATATGAAGTTATCCTAAACTATGTAGCACCTGTAGTAATAAATAGAGACGAATTACGAAGTAATAGACTTGAATTTATGCGTATTAATGGGATAGGAAAGTTAATTCTAAATAATAATTTTGCTATTTTAGATAAAACCTCTAGGCCTGAAATTAATGCCCGAATTGATGAATTAAGTGAGAATCTAATAAAGAGAATAGAATTACATCTTATAGCTAAGTCTAAAATGAATCTCGCCCAACTCACACATCTAAAAAATATTTTTAATCCTACTAGAGTAATTATAGACAATATTATAGATAACAGAAAGTTCATACTACCGGACAAAAAGGCATACCCGAGGGAATATATTAAATATCTCAAATTTTGTCAATATTTAGAAGAATTTGAGATAATTACGAAAGAGAGTTTGGGTTATCACGCAGGGAATTTTTTAGTAAATGCGTTAGATACATGTGGGTATGAAAAAAGTTTAGAGTTGTCATTTGCAGAATTTCTTTATCAGGGGGAAATCAAATATAAGCTTATCACAAGTAATTACAGGATTTTGATTAATGTTTTAGATTTAATATACTATTTAACTATGTTATCGGAAGATATCATTGGGCTGAACTATTCAACTGTAAGAAATCTTTTAGCGAATAATTTTGGCATATCGAGGAGTGCTAGGTTTATCTATTCAAGATATATTTCAAATTTAAGAGAAATAGATTTAATTGATATTAAGGACGAACAATGTTACGCTAAAAAAGAGATAGTGGATAGTTTGATAGAGTTAATCCCAAAGAATAATTTATTGAATATTCAAGCTACTTTTTAATAATTTTTTATCATTCCAAAATTATCTGATTTATAGAGCCGTTAAAAGAGAGTTCCTTTACTTTCATATCACTTAACTTAACACTTAACTCATAAACCTAAAGATAGTTTTTAAATGTATGAAAATAAATATTTATGTGAAAAATATAATCAACTAGAACACTCAAAAAATTTTAATTAGGATTACTGTTGAGTATATTATCACCAAATAACTCTATCCTTTTTCTTTTTACACTTCCCGCAGACCAAAAATGTTTTCTCAGTTTTTGGATCATAACAATAACTTGCTGTTAACTCAATTGGTCTCGCCAAAACTATCCCGCATCTAGAACAAAAATATTCCCTCATGCTTTCATGATCCAAGCCACTTCGTAATACTTTGGCCTTATATCTATTGTAAATCCTGCAACCCTTGTAGTTGTATCTCCTGCAAAAGTCCAAGACCCGGCCACTGTCTTTGTGTGGCTACCTCCAGTTGCCCCAGGATTAGTTGAAGAAGTTGTGATCCCCTGCAAGAATCTATCAATTAGATTGGGCGTTCCATTGTTTCCATCACAAAGGAGCCACCCTGATGGGATGCTTGTCAAGACCCCACTCCAAGCGACAATAACGCCAGGTGGCACAAACGAAGGTAATCCTGAAATAGCATTAGTTATTGAAGAGATTGAACTAGCCCCTGCAACAACTGTCGCAAGTAGCATTGCATCGTCTGGCAAAGTTGCGGAAGTTGAGATTGTGAGCCAGTTGGCACCGTTGTCAGAATGAATATAAACATAGTTTGTGCTGTTTGCAGTTGCTGTCAAAGATTCAGATGCGTCTGAAACAACTTGATACATGCCCCCTGCCGCATCCTTCACATATGCCGTTCCAGCTGCGACAATAAGATTAAGGCCACTGTCAACTGCAACCGTGAATCCTGTTTTTTTGCCTTCAGGAAAGAAATCCCCGAAGTACTGCCTGAAATCAGCTGAGGTGATCTTGGTTCCAGCTGATACCTTTTTTGTAAATGTCATAATTATGCCTCTAAAATTCTATAACATAATAAACGGTCATTGTTTTTGTGTTGCTGAAAGTTTTAGTTGGAGAGATCAGCGAGTGGGTGAGAAGATCTGTATGATTGGCGGCATAAAGTCCAAGCTCCGCCCAGGCGCCATAATAATCAGCTTCCGTGTAATCAAAATAATACGTTGCCTCAGATTTATTTGAATAAGTGTTGTTATGCAGGCTCCCTGGAACGTAAGATTTTAATGATCCTAACTGTGTTGTTAGGGCCAGATCTGTTGCTGCCGGTGCAGTGCTGCCAGTGCCTATCGCCAGCTTGCCAATCACATGTTTGTTTGAATCATAATCCCCTGTGAGCACCTCCGCTAGAGCAGCTTTTAGTTTGTTTGTGATCAGATTCTTTTGCCATGAACCTCCAATGATCTTGTCTCTTTCAAGATCGTGTTCTACAATCTTGAATTTTCCCAGGTAAGGGTTTTTATCCCCCCTCACCAATTCTATTATGTCCAATTGCTCACGTCCCATCTCGCTTCATTGTCATCATATTCGGCCTCATAATCTGCCGCAGCCTCATAAATATTTTCGGATAATGCGACTGCGGGCGTTTCAGTTGCCTCTTTATAATCCGTTGTCTGCTCCTGCGATTCCAGGATATTTTTCACTTTCAGCCTTCTAAGCTCGGAAAACAAGTTAGCAAATGCAGAGTAAAAGTCATCTGCAGCCGTGCATGTCAAGGCGACTGTTGAAATTTCCCTTTCTCTTATCTCGTAAGTCACCGATAGTATTGTTTGGTCTTCAAGTGCCGGCATCCCAGGAAGGGATGTAAACTCGATTACTTGCCCGGCCTTCAATCTTTTTCCAGGAGGATTAATCACAATTCTTGATGCATTTTTCAAGGCGTATTCAATTGCCTTTTGCTGCGCCAATGTCAGTGCCGTATCGGCTTCCTGGATGGTCAGATCTATAATAGGGATATCTGTGTGGTATTCAAACATCATTGTTTCTGTTGTGGCGCTTTTTACTATCTGCACCCCATAATAAGTCTTGAAGGCCAGTTTTCCAGTTGCTGCAGTCCAAGATCCAGTAAGAGTTTTATATTTGTGGCCGCTTGCCGTTGTGTTATTATGGGCAATTTTGTAAGTGTCTGTGGCCGTGCCAAGAATATTGAAAACGATCCAGTTTGTTTTTGATATATCAAGCTGTGAATCGACAAGTGTTGTTTTGACCCAGCCACCACCGGTAGAAATATCTTCCTGAGGGATTGATCTAAAGCCAACAATAGTTCCCGTTGGATTTCCGCCATTATCTTCAATAATAGTAAAGATCAGATCGTCAAGTGGATTGCCCACCTTTTTGACATAAACGTCCAGAAACAGAATGTTTGATTTTGATGGCGTAAATGTTGAAGCGTAGGATTTGTCATGTAAAGAAACTTCAGTCGTAGTTGTGGTCTGGCTGAAGTCCAAAAATCCCTGTTTGCCTCCGACAACATAGATCCTGTCAAAGTATTTCATTGCATCCCGTTTGATCTTTGCGCTGATGATTTCGCCACTTGATATAACGTGATCTGCGGATAAATCTGCGGCATCATAAAAGTGAAGGTCGTCATTTTCATCAATGTAGAAATCAGCACCCACAAGGCTAGCGACTTTGTCAATTGCCTGGCTGACATACTCCCATGCAAAGGTCATGGAGGGTATTGCTTCCGCAAATGTTTCAAGATTAGTAGTTGTTATCTCAGGGCAGTATCTAGAAATAATATCTGAAACGATTTCATCGGCAGTCTTGTTGTTGTATGTCTCGGCGCCTGAGATAGTCGTTTGCCCAGCCCTGATTGACCCATAATCTTCCCCAGTGAGTATTATGCGATTGCTCCTGTACTCGTCTAGCTCAAACTCAACTGAAGTGATAAGGCCATGGAAGATCTTTGTGACCGGCGGATCATTTTCATCAACATAGAAGAATACATCATTTCCCACTTCAAATGTTTCTGATAAGGCCCCATCATCGTTATATAAACTGATTTCAAAGTAATCCGATCTTTTTCCTTTCTCGTCAGTGAATCTTGCATATTCAATTTTGTCCGAGGCGGTAAGATCTATCTCAACACCACCGGGTTGCCCCACAATTATGGCCCAAAAAAGCG